CTACCATCTGAACTTGCTACACCATCACCTAAACTCCAACCTGTTCCTAAAGTCCATCTATCATTAGGGTCAACTTGTTTTACTGATACGTTGTCTATTATTACGTTTATTGCTGAGTTTCTTACTAACTCGAATTGTGTTCCTCCTGCAACAAAATAAAGTGTTTGTGTTCCAATATCAGAAATACTTACAGAGCCAACTGAAGAAAAACCAACTCTTAATGAGCCTGACTGTTGAACACCTTTTACTTCAAACACAAGTTTATAAGTTTTACCTGAAGTTAGTATGCCACTTTGAGCTATGAAAGAACCTGAACTACCATCTGATTGTATTCTTGCACCACCCTCTGCTAATTCTACATTTTCTGTACTAAAACCTGTTAGTCCATTACTAAAATCTCCGTTAGTAATTTCTTCGCTTCCTAATTCACTAAAGTCTCCGTTTTGTACTAACTCACTTGAAAAATATCCTACTTCTTCTATTAAGCCATCTTTGTTGATTCTGGTTGCCCCTGTACTTCTATCGAATTGGAAATCGCCTTTACCATTATTAGGTAAAACTGAATGTAGCTTAGAATCGCTTACAGCACTTGGTATTTGTAATAAACTTGGGATCATAATATATAATTGTTTATATCGGATTCTACATTGTATTCTTCTACTAAACCTAAATAGCTTAATCTATTGTAATAATTCATATATAGTTCGTGGTTGTTGTAGCCTGTTAGTTTCTCTAATTCTAAGTCAGTAAGAGCTTCTTTAAATACCATTAGGCTTTTTACATTTCCGTAGAAATTAGAACTACCTGCAAAATCAAAATCTAATTGATTTAAGCCACTCGGTACTGTACCTGATGTGTCTGTTCCAATCTCTCTACCATTTGCAAATATTTTAAAATCGTTAGCCTTGTATTGAAAAGCTATTTTGTTATGCTCTAAAAGATTTGTAAATAATATTAAACTATTAACTGTTACTGAGCCACCATCTCTTACAAGAAACTGTATTTGATTATCTACCTGTCTATACCTGTACTCAATAACATTATTTTGTGTACCGTCATTTAAAGTAATTACTCTAAAAGTACCATCATTAGCTAATATCTTTAATTCTGTATAAAGCACTCCCTCTGTAGAGTTTATTAAGTCGCTGTTTCCTGCATTGTTTGCTGCATCTGCACTACGAGTAACTGCACTTCCTGAAGTGTGTATTAGAGATGTTGCATAGCTTCCTGCTTCAAGTTGTGAGCCAAATGCTAATATTGATTTACTTGCATTAACTCTGTCAGGATAAATATAAGTGTTATAACTTGTAATAGATGAATCTGTTGTAAACTGATATGAAACTCGCCACCAATTATTTGTATATTCTTGATATTGTATGTTTGTTGCATTAGCAGAAGATAAAGTGCTTGGTATATAGCCATTCCAACTTATTTCGATTACAGGATAAGCATAACTTGATGCAAATACTTCTACCCTTGATTGAGTAGAATCTATGTTTTTTAAAAATACTGAGCCTGTATGTACTGTACTTGTTGCTAAAGTAAAGCCTATGTATTTAGCAGAGGTATTAGAACTTGCTGTAATTTTATCTGCATTGGTTATACCCTCAGGACTTATGCCAAAATTTGATGTTACAGTTGGTGTTGTTTGGTTTGACCATTGAGAATAATCTTGTGAGTATGTAATAAAATTTTGTCGTTGAGGTTCAAGCAAGATACTCGGCTCTCCGTTTGTGTAATCTATTCTTGGTATGTCTAATCTGTCTGTTGTTTTTAGATAGTCTTTTGGTTGGTCGCCTTTGACCATTTGTGCATTTTGTAAAAATAATTGTGTATTAGTTGCGCCTACACTATTATTGCCTTCAGCAGGATATATCCTAACTTCAGTATATGTGTCATTTCCTGTTACTGAACATCTATACCAACCATTACCACAATGCTTAATTTCTGCATTAGCATTAGTTCCTGTTGCACCTAACACACCATTAGATAAATCATAATATTGAAAAGCATCCGGACTACCATCTATATCTAATAAAAGAAAAGTAGCAGTATCTGCTTTAGCATATACACTAAATGTTCTTGTTCCTGCTTGTGCATTACTTTGTCTAATAAATGCACCTCCACTACCTTTTGTAATCAACCAAGCATCAAAAGTATTATATAATCCTGCCTGACCACCTGTTCTTGTAATTGTTCCACTATTAGACCAATTATTAAACCCATTAGAATAGCTTAACAAATTATAAGGCACATCTTCGATAAGATAATCTTCATTGACTCTTGTTCCTGTTGAGTTTCTGTCAAAGTCAAAGTCAACTACTTCTTTAACACTTACATTATCAATAGAGCCTGTAAAACTGTTACTTGAGCCAAATATAATATTGTTGTTACCTCCACTTCTATCTACATAAGCTGTATATTGCCCAATAGCATTTGCTGTTACATTTATAGTGCTTACTGATTGATTACCCCCACTATATACATTTAAAGTTCCACTTGTATAATCTGTAACAAAAAATGTTACTTGAACAATACTTGATTGTGTACCTATATTTTGATATAAAGAAACACCTGTTGCACTTGAAAAATTAGCTTTACCACCTGATATAGTTGTTCCTGCGCCTTTAGTCCAATTAGAATCTGTATCGAATGTTCCATTAGTAACAAGCTCATCTCCTAAACCCCCTGCAGGTTTAATGTTATACAGAAAGTCCTCAGCATAAGCTGTAGGTGTGGTTATTATGGATGCTTTTTGTAGTAAACTCATTGTATATTCTCTAATAGTTGTATAGTCATTGTGTTGTTTTCGTATATCTGCACTCTTCTCCTAAGATCAGAAGTCAAATACTCTACTATATAATCATCTCCCCAACTATTGGTCGTTGTTGCGTTCCCCCAATAACTGTAGCTGTATGATTTTCCCCAATCTATCGTATTTGCCATTTAAATACTGTTTTAATTTAATTATATTTTTTTCTTTCGGTTTGTATCTCACAATACCCATCCGTTAAATAAACCATCGCTATCTGGGTAAACATCGCCACCCTGATTTTGATTATACTCAGGAAATAAATTACTATTGTTGTTAATGTAATCTAAAAATCTCTGAGTGTAATACTCTGCTGTGTTTCTTGCTTTGTTTACTAAATAGTCTACTTCGCTTCTTGTAACTGTTTCTGAGTTTTCGCTTGTATGCTTAAATACTCCTCCGTTCTTTATTTGATATGCAGCATAAGGAATATACTCTGCTTGTGCATACCATATCAACATAGGCTGAACGTATTTGTTAAGTAAGGTTTGGTAGTTACCTGTAACACCTGATCCTGCTATATCGTTTTGTAGCTTTTCGTAAAGTTTAGTTCCTAAGTAGTTTCTTATCTCAATCTCTTGTGCTAACTTAATAAACTGTATAAATTTATCAGTATCTACGTTGCCATCAATGATACTATTCTTGACTAAATCTGTTCTTGATATGAATAATGCTGTTGCCATAATTATCTACTTATTCCTATTCTTTTTGCGTATGCTGCTGTATATCCTTTGTAAGGCATATTCTTAGGTTTCATAGCTACTTTCTTTGCGTTCTTAGGAGGTGTAAAACCTCGTCTCTTAGCTTCACTATCATATAGTTTTTTACCTAAGCTTTTGTTACCGTCTTTTCTTAAATAGGTTCTACGAGACCAATAATGCTCACATCTTGCACCACCCTTATATAACCATATAGAATAAGTGTCAGAACCACCTTTACCAAACCCTGCATTTACAGCTATTTGATCCATAGCTTTTATATCTTCTTTACGATAAACCTTTTTAGCTCTTACCATTTTTTTACAAAACTCTCTTGATGTTCTCTTAACTCTGTTTGGACTATAATAGTATCTTACTAAAAATGTATAACCTAATAATTTACTTGCAGGTGTTTTTCCGTCTTGGTCGCTTTCTCTATATGGTGTAGCTTTACCTACTCTTGCTAATTTTATTTCGTTGTTTGTTTCCTCAATAAGCTCATCCATTTCATCGTCAAACTCATAATCTACTTCTGCTTCATCTACTAAATCAAAATCTTTTAGTAGTTCTTCCTCATCTTCTCCTAAGTCTATTAAGTCTTGAGCTATAGAATCTCTAAAGTCATCTTCTTTGCTTAACTTAACTCCTGTTTCTTCTTCTTTAGTTTCTGAATCTTCAATATTCTCCATATCCACAAATTCAAGTGGCTGAAGCGTTTTAAAGTATAAATGCAAAGAGATATCATTAAAAGCAAGTATTTGATCAAAGTGGTCAATTAAAAGTCCTTGAAAGCTCTTAATTACAAGATTGTCAAATAGTATAGAAGCTGTCTTTAGTTCGTCTGCGTTGTTACCAAGACCTGTATCGTCTTTTATACCAAATAACATAGGACTTACAATTCTGTGTGCTACCATTATTTTTTTAGAACTTTCGTTACTTAAGAACTCGTATTGTTGGTGTGCATCACTTAACTGAACAGGCTCTATACTTGCTGCTGTTTCAGGATTGTCGTTAAATGCTAAAATAAATTTACCTGCATTACTTGAGCCACTAAACTTTTCGTAGATTCTTCTTTCTATCATTTCCCTTTGTTCAGGATCAGGAGTTCCATTGTTGAAGTTAATTAACATACTTGGTGCAAGTCCGTTTAGTATGTTGTTTAAATGGAAGTTAGATATCTCCTCCTCTAATTCTGCGTATTGTGTTCCCCCTTGATAATCTACAGGACTATAATATTTAAAACCTGCTCTATAAGGCTTTATGTACATTATTTCGAGTCCCTCTTTAGAAGTTCCAAATGCAGGTATTCTTTTTAATTCGTTTCCTCGCTTATACTTTGACCAATCACTAAAATAATAGTAACCCTCTATTTCTCCTTTTTCGTTGCACTTTTCAGCTCTTAAGGTCTCAATAGGCATATGTTCTAACTGTACAATC